GAGCGTGCCGCGGATACAAATGGGTTCTGCTCCGCCCGTGGGCGATGGGTAGCTGATCTCGGGATCCGTGCCCATCGCGAGCACGTCCATCACGATGACAATCGCACTACCGGTCCACCCCGTAATCCCGAGACGCCTTAACGCTTCCTGAATCGTCGCCAGCGGATCGCTGATGGCACCCGTGTGCGTCGCGCCGTCGTTGCCGGTTGAGGCTACGTAGTACGTCGGGCTCGCGGGGATCGTGAGCGTTCCAAGTAAAAGCTGATCCCATGCGGCTTTGTCGGCCGCGCTCTCGAGTCCGGCAGTCGTGGCGGTAGCGACGGCAGAGAGCGCAGTATCCGCCGCCGCCCGCGTCGCCGCTTCGGCCGCAATCTGAGCGTCAGTGTAGTCAGCGGCGTCGTCGGTAGCGGTGGCGCCAACGTCGTCGGCGTAGGTTTCGGCTGCCGTGAGTGCAGCTGCTTCTGCAGCCGTAGCGCGAGCGGTTTCGGTGGCGACTGCGCTGGCGATCGCAGCGGTGGGCAACGGCAACACTGCATCGCCGCGCATCGCCTGCGTTGACGTGCCAGGGCCCGCGGTGCCGAGGGGCTGAGGCGTGGCGTTTGAGAGCTGGAGAGTGGCGCCTGCGGGGCCTTGCATGCCCTCGTGGACAACCACCGTTTCGGTCGCCTCCTCGGTGATGGAGGTGTCCTCAGGCTCGTCGAAGAAGTCGTCGTTCATATCGGACCGGTGCTCGGATCAACAGTCGCGCGTCCCTTGATCTCTTTCCGCGGGAGACTCGACGGCGCAATAAACAGATCGAAGACACCCAGCGACGGCGCGACGAGCCCGCCGGTGATGCTAGCGAGTACGACGATCACCACGCGCGTATCGGCACCCACCAACGTCGATGTGATGCCGGCGCCTTCGGTAAGGTCGATCCATGCGGTTGCGCCGAATGTCGGGAGCACGCGGAAGCGTTTCGGAGCGGCTACGTAATCAACGTTTTTGAATAGCAGCGACCACCGGAACTCGGCGTACTGCTCGATGATGATGTTGCGCCTAGCGGCTGTCATCGGCCGTTCTAGTCTCTGGAGATGATGGTGCCGGCATCGGTTGGCCCGTGCGGGTGTCGATTACTTTTCCATGCTCTGTCACGCCGATCGGAAGTCCGAGAAGGCCGAGACGCGAGAGGATTGCGACTTTACTGGCCGCGGCAATTGAATGCTTCATGTTTGCGAGTTCGGTGAGACGCTCGGCCTCGCGCGCAAGGGATGCGGCTTCGAGGGCCTTCGATTCGCAGAGCAGCAGCTCCAACGTGTCTTCGGCGGAAAGTTTCCAGTCCATTATGGCTCCGTGAAAAGCACCGAAGCCGCGCCAGTTGGTCCGATGGCCTTAAGCTCCATCTTCCCTCCGCCATTGAGCTTCCAGTACAGACGACCGGTACTCGCAGCCGAAACGCCGGGGTCTGCGATCGCGCCCATCTCCTGGTATAGATTCGTGGTTGTCATCGCGGTGTTGCTCACTTCCAGTCTTGGGTTGAGACTGATATTGCGCACCGTAAGTTGGGTCCCGAACGTAGCGATGACAGCGCCATTCACAGACAGTGCTTGAATGAGTACGTCGTCGCCGCTCGCATACAGCATGCACTTCTGAGTCGCATTCAACGCTTTCGTCCAGATTCCTCGGCCGTTTGGCAACAGCAATCCAGGAGCGTCGAAGCTCTCTGCGAGGCCGAGCGACAGTCCTGCGGTGTTTTTCAGTCGCGCGAATTCGGTACCATTGATCTTCCAGACCTGCATGGCCTGGTTGCCGCCCTGTGGACCGATATTGACGGTGAAGTCGACCGCCGCCGGAGTATTGATCCCGTTGGCTATCAACTTGTCGGTGTTGAAGGTCTTCGCGCCAGTGACCGTCTGGACGCCAGCGAGCAGCATGTCGCCAGTGCCGGCCGCTGACCATACTGCCTTGGCAAGCCCCGCGTTGTACGCAAGTACGTAACCGTCGATCGGTGACGTTGTGTCGATCGGTACTGGCCCCGGCAGCTTGTTTCCAGGAGCCGCCTGCGTGGCTGCAATGCCGAAGTCTACAAGGAGCGACGCTCCGTTTAGGAGCAGTCCAGCGCCGTATTTTCGCAGAATGGTCATGGTCTATTCCAGGAACGAGTGCACGAGCACGCTTAGCTGCGCGGCCGTGTTCTCGGTCGTCCACTCGAACTGTTGCGACGCGTCGAGCGCAAGCTCGCAGCAACCATGTGTCGACCGGTTTGGAGTATCGCCCTCGGCGAACAACTGCAGCGCGCTACCGGCGTCCGTGGTGCCGACGCTGCCAGGGCTTCGCACGCGACCATAGTAATGGTTCGAGGCGCTGGTGTTCGTGAGTTTCACTTTCACTCCGATCATCCGCACATGCGGCGGAATCGCGGCCCCTGGTACCGCCGCCGATTGATACGTCCCGCCGGTCGACGGCGTACTCGGGTCAGTGAGTGCCACGCGACCGATTGCAAAAATGTACTTCTGCCCGACCTTGTGGAACTTCGAAATGATCGAGCTGCTCTCGGCGTAGATGCACCCCATGTAGCGGTGCGTCTTAAGTGTCGAGTCTTTCCAGAGAATATCGGGAGCCGTCGTGGAAAGCTGGAACGCCAAGGATCCAGAACTCACGTAGGCATATGCGTAGTACCACCCAGCCGCGAACGATCCGCCGCCCTCGATGTTCGCGGCGTTCATTGTGATCAGGCTCGGATACGTATAAAGGGTACCGCCGAGCCACAGCGCCAGGATCGCCTGCCAATCGCTGTTCAAACCGCTGGTCACTACGGCGTTTTGTCCGCCGATCATATACCCGTTCGGAAAACTGTCGCGCAGGTATTTGTCGCGGTTCGCGAGCGCCTGGAATCCGACGTTGACCGACGCGGCAACAGCGCCGTCCCCGTCGTCGGGGACCGTGACGGTGTCGAACGAAGAGCTATCGGTGAGCGAGTGTGACATGCGTTACCCCGGCCATCGCGCGATCGTCGCGGCTGGCGACGAGGTGCGAATGAGAATTTCTTTGCAGATCGTGTGCGACGATTTCCACTTTCGGATGATCGCTCGGATCCATGCAGCATCGGCCGCGGTTGCGGTCGTGCCCCAACTCCACGGATCGCCCCACTTGTGCCCATCTCCCCACGCCACGCCGGTCCATTGCGGGTCTGTGATCACGACCCAAAATCTCGACCAGTTCGCCGCGTCGCTATCGGGCGGCCATGTCATCTCGAAACCGGGGCCCACGAGATTGTTGAAAATCTGGACGTTCGCGAAGCCTGCCGCATTCATGGCCGCGATCACGCCGCGATCGGTCCCGGCGTACAGCCATGTTTCCCACGCAGCTACGAGACGAGCGCGATACGTCGCGTCAGTGTCGACGGGGTACCGCTCGATCACTCGATCGTCGCCGATGTATCCAAGCGCATCGTTTGGTGCGAGCTTTATGAACCTCGCTTTGATCGCCTGCTTGACCGCGTCGACGACCGTGTCTTTCGTGAGCCCCAGGGTACCGACGTAGCCGGCACCGTATGGGCCCTGGAGCCAGCCGGGAGACTGCTCGACGAGCCACTGTTCGTAACTCGTCACGTCCAGGTCACCGTTCCAAGCACGCCGATTTCGCCCACGTCACCATCGATAGCCGTGTCACCCGCCGGCGTGGCCAACACCACGTTGATCACTCCGGATGGCAACATGATCGCCTCGATGAGTGCCGACCTGTAAACCTTGTCGCCGATCTCGAGCGTTGCAAAGAATGCTCGTAGGGCGTCCTCCGCTTGCGCCTCTGCGCTCGCGAGCACAGTCCCGGTCGTGACATCGAGGTGAGCGCTGATGTTGACCGCGACATTCGTGGCCGTAATCGTTGCTACGATCGAACAGTTAGGTTTGCGCACCTGAATCACGGCGTTGACGTCCGTTACGACTCCACCGGCTACGCCGCCGTTCGGTCCCGCGAGATACACTCTCAGCGTTCCGGGGCCATCCGGGTTGTTGCTCCGCACGCGAACCTTGGTAACGTTCTGGTTCTCGCGCGCCCAGCTGACGTACGCCAGGTCGGTCGATCCATAAGCGATCGTTGCCCACTTGGCTCTGCAACGCTGCGTGAGCGCGACGTCTGACTCTTCGTCTATGCCCTGGATGGTCATCGCGGTTCCAGAGCCGCCCGACGTTTCCTGCAGCGCTGCGGTCACGCCCGGAAGCGGCGTCAGCATGGTCACGGCCGCGCCGAGCCCGCTGATGTTGAAGAGCATGCCGGCGTTCTCGGCCACGAAATCGATGTCGACCGGTGACCCGGTCGCAAGCACGACGTTCGCTGCGTTGGCGCTGTTGTAGCGCCGGGCGTTGACCGAAATCCACAGTTGCGCGGGAGTGATCGTATAGGGGCCGGATCCGCTGGCGCACGTGAGCCGAATGTGGACCTTGGCGAACACCGCTGGATAGAAGTCGTTGCTAAAATCCGATGCTGCTTTGAGCTTGAGCCAATCGCCAGCAGCGAGCCCCAGGAACCCGCCCTTTGCGATCTCGGAAACCTTGTTGACCGAGTCGAGTTCGCCCTTCGCGAACGTCGAGAGCAGCGTCATCGCAACGCCGTTCTCTTCCCAGTCGGTGACCGGGAAACTATTGCTCCCCAGCGTGGTGAGCAGGAACGTCAGAATCTCGTCCTCTGTGTCCGGCGTGATCAGATCTGCGAGGGTGAGTGACACGCTATCCGCCCTTCAGTAGTGTGACGGTGACTTGATCGACCGCGAGGATGAGTTCGAACGGTCCGTCGGCGTCCTCGAGCGACACCTTGACCGTGAGCGAATGCGCGGCCGCGTTGAACGTGACCGCGGCGGTTGCAGCGAGCACGCGCTCATCCCGCTCGCACTCGGCCTCGACGGCACTTTGCAGGCGCCCGCGCTGCCGGTCCACGAACGTGTCATTGAGGAACGCCCGCAAGTAGTACAGCCGTCGCGCGATCGAGTGCGCGAGCACTACGCGGCCGGACTGCACGCGGAAGTACGGGTCGAGGTCAGGAAGACAGATGATGTCTGTGCCGAGGTTGCCCATCAGTCGCACGTCCCCCGGCCGCTCGAGGAACTAATCGTGCCAATCGTGGTGCCCACCAACGGCGGCGCCCCGGTGGCGGTGCTGACGGCGTTCATCCAAGTCAGCATCGCCGCGCTCTGGTCCACCGTGTCGCTCTGGCGCGCAATGCCGCGCGTGGCCGCGGTTCCCAACTTGATCGCAGTGGAATCAAGCGACACTTCGGTGGTTGAGCCCGATTCCCAGTGAGTCGCAACGGGGCGTTGAGGATCGCCATGCTCGAACTGAATCCAGAGGTACGTACCCGCGGTGATCGTTGCTTTCGCGCCAGGCACGCCGTACCGAATCGGCACGCCCGTCATCCCCGGTAGCCGGGTGTCATCGGGCTGCAGTTCGAGCGTGCCGTCGGCAGCTTGGCTCACCACGCGAGCCCGGTAGCCCGCGAGGTAATCGATCCGGCGCATGATCTGGTTGATGAACGCCTCGAACACGGACTTTATTCGGTCGGTCACCGAGCCGGACGCCTCGAACCACACCATGGTGCGCATCGAGTCCGGCGCTACGCGGTGCTCGACGTACGATACGCGTCGACCCAGGAACACGGTTCCGGGGACGAGCGCCGCATCGATCGACTCGGTGGCGATCTCGACGCGGTTTTCGCTCGTGTGCTCGCTGATCAGATCGTGCACGACCTCGATCGACGGCCACGTCTCGGTACCGACCCAGAGAGTCCCGTCCTGAAGTACTCGCCATGATGCGCCGACGGCATCGGTCAGGTGGTTCAGCGCACGGCCTGTGCTGCTACCTTCGCGCGTCCATTTCTGCAGCAGTGTGTCCAGAACCTGTGCCGACGACGACGGCGAGAGACGCTCGCCAGCCTCGCGCAGCAGATCTCCCAACGGGAGCCGCAACGGCACGCCGCGGTAGTAACGGGGCTCGACTGGAAAACCCATCCGCCCAGCCCCACCAACGACCCGCATTTCGACGCGATCCTCGAAGAGACCCGAATGCACGGTTGTGCCGACGAGCGGCCGCGTGCCGTCTGGTGGCGCGATCGTGACCGCACCCGCGATCGCCGTGGTAGAATCGACCACGAGATCGGCCGACCACATGCCGATGCGCGGGAGCGCGATCGTGCCCGAGATGACGTTCGCGCCGTTGCAGAGCAGCTCGCTCATGGTCCGTTGCCGCTCGCGCTGGGCGCCGTGGCGGAGTTGAACTGAATAAACGTCGGTGTTCCGTTGGCGTCGACCCGTGGCGTTCCGCCGATCGCGCTGTTGCGCGTGGCGAGATCGGACGCCGGTACCCTTGGGGTACGTGTGACGTTCCGACGTGTCGGCGGCCGGTACTCAATGGCCTTGATGGTGATTTCGCGCGTGCCCTTCACCGTTCCGGGCGTGGGCGAGGAAAGCTCGTTGATGTAAATGCTACGAATGTTCAGCAGCTCGAGCGCGGGATGTTCTACGGCGATCGGTCGACGCGGCTCATTGGGCCGACGCCTCGGACGCACCCGCAGGTAGTCCTCGAGCTGCTCCCGCGTCCAGAGCACAAGCTTTATATCAACCTTACCAGGCTCGTAACCCTTGTCGGTGAGCGTGGCGCCGTCGGAACCAGACGCCGATTTGGTATCAATCTTCCGCCCGATGGACGCGCTGACAATGGCCAGACCTGGCATGGCGAAGCCATCGAAGATGATCTCGTCCCAAATGTCAGGCTCGTCTTCCCAGAACGGCACGAATCTGGATTCATCGAGAGTCATGCCGCAGCCGCCTGTAGCGCGAGCCCTTCGAGCGCGCTTTGCAGGGTGCTCGGAAGTACCCTGGCAACCTCTTGCGCAATCGCCTGCGGGTTGCCGTGCTCGGGCCCGACATTCACATTCACGTTGACGTTCATGCCCGACGCGTTGAGTCCGCCGCGGCCAGCCATGCTCGAAGCCGTCGGTGCATCGTTCATCGAGATGGCACCGGTCAGCGCGCTCTCGATCGTCGGCGTTTCGAGGCGTAGTCCTTCGGCGAATCCCTGGGCCGTGTTCTGCCCGAGGCGCATGAATACGCGGCTAGGCGAGTGCACCTGCAAACGATCCTGCATCGCAACCGTCGAGGCATCCGCAAGCGTTCGCGCCGCGATCTGGGTGCGGAGCGCGCTGTTCATCAAACCGTCGTTGAATCCGGCGCCAGCTACGGTGCCGATGCCGCGGTGTTGAGCCCGCATGGCGTCGAGATCAGGCGGTGCACCGACCGTGTCGGTGGTGAGCCATCCGGCGGCCTTCCCGATGCCCTCACCGATGCTGTTGATCCATCCCGCGACGGTCGCCAGTGGTGCGATCAATTTAAGCAGGTTCGCGGCGAGCGCTCCGACTGTGACGCCGAACTCACGCCACTGGGCGGAGTTGTTTGTCATGTCGAATGCGCCGATTGCCCCGAGCGCTGTCATGAAACCGTCAGCGATTCCAAGCCCGAACTGTTTGATGTTTTCGAGCCCGGTCACGAGCACCGGGATGAATCTCTCGACCGCGGTGATCGCCCCATCGAACGCGCGAGACAACGCCGCTGGGTCGGATAGGTCGCCGAACAGCACCTTGAACACGCCGTTGACCATCTTTTCGAGCACGTCCATCAAACGTTTACCGCTCGCACTCGCTGGCGCGAGCATCGCGATCACGTTCTTCAGTCCGTTCTTGAACGCTCGGAAGCCTGGAGTGTCGAGCATGTCCATCGACTGCACGAGGTCAGACGGTGCACTGCGAAGGTTGGAGAGCAACCCCGAGATCGTTTCCGATTGCCCGACTGCGAAGCTGCCGGCCGTGCCGTGTGAGATGTTTCGCTCGACGGCATCGACAATCGCGGAAAGGGCCATGTCTCCGTCGATGTGACCCGCGCTCATCCGTTGACGAACCGCGGCCATCATCTGGCGTTGGTTATCTGTGCTGATGTTCAGCCGACGCGCGAGCGCCGGGAACAAGAGTGACTCGCCGATGCCCGCGGCCCGAAGCGAGTGCATCGCCTCCCCGGTGAGCGCGCCCTGGCCCTTGATACGCTGCAGCGCGTAGAAGAACGGCTCCATACGATCTTGACCGAGCGCGGTGCCGATGTCGGCTCCAGCGGCGTACAGCACGCGGGATTCGCTCTCGGTGAAATGGTTCAGGATCAAGTTCATCCGGTCGCGGATCACGTCTGCGGTATCAAACGGGGTTTGCTGTGCCATCCGTTGCGACTCCGCGAAGACCCTGTTCGCAGCCTCCTGCGAGCCCAGCACGGTCCGAAGTCCGGTGAGCGTGCTCTCACGGAAGGACGCGGCGCCCACGACCCACTCGACGCCACCGCGGACCATGCCGCCGACGGCGCCGGCGATACCGGCCACCGCACTAACGGTGCCGCGCATGACGTTCGTTGCGTGCGACAGATCGCCCAGCGCGCTGCTCGCCCCGGCACCGAGGCGCGAGAACGCAGAGCCCACGCGCGAGCCAGCGCTGCTCGCAGCGCCCGCGGCCGTGCGCATGATTGCGTTAAACCCGCCGAGCGCCTTGGTCATCATGCGAGCGGGCCCGCTGACCTTGTCCGCGAGCTGAAAGAGCCATAGAAGCTTGTTCACTTAGTCAAGAACTTCGTTACGCGAATGAGGAATTCCGCGATGATCATGGCGCCGGCGTCGGCTTCTGCTGAGTGCTTACCGTCTCGGAATGCGAGTAGGGCCTCCGCCGCGGCGCCAACATCTCCGCGCGCCACGTCGTAAGCCGCTATACTTTTTTTGCTTCGAGCTTCTTCGTTACCCCGACCAGCTCGAGAACCTCGTCGCCGAACGTTTCGGCCAGCCCCGGAAGCCGTTCGAGCATGGCGCTGAAATCCGGGGGCGGTGGATATACAATCACGGTGCGAACCAGCTGCTCGAGTGCCGAGTCGCGCGTGGCCTCGGCCGCGAGCTTCGCGCGAAACCGCTGGTATTCGCCGCGGTTCGGTTTGCGAATCAACACGGACTCGCCGCATGCTTCGAGCAAGCGCAACTCGTCGACGCCGTGCTTGGCTTTCAACTCGGAAATCATCTCATCGGTGATCATCGACGCATCCTTCGCAACGGCATCTTGCCGGCGTGAATCACGTAGAACGGGTGGAGGTCGACTTTCACGATCAGGCCATCGGTTCCCTGTGAATGTGAGTACTCGTTCTTTTTGATCCGACACCCGACCACGCGATCGGTAACGGTCGGCTGTCCGTCATCGGCGTATGTCGCGTTCACGTCGAATGGCTGCTCCATGAAGCCGTCACCCATCGACGCAATGAGCGTGTTGTACTCTTCCATGTACATGCTCGCGGACGCTTCGGCTTTGTAGTCTCCGATCGTGCGCGCGAGCATCTGCGGATGAGTACCGCGAATCTCCCCTGGCTCGAGATCGTCGCTGTACGAGATCTCCTTGAACCCGAGGAAGATCAGCCCGTTGAAGTTCAGTTCGATGGAAGCGAAGGAGTAGCGCTTCCCGTTGATCAGTGGATAGAGCATTGGTGTCCCCTATGCCGCGACGGCGAGCGCTGGGTTGAAGAACGAGATGATTTCTGTGATGGCTTTGGCGTAGCCGAGCGGAACGATTCGGATCTTTGCCCGAAGCCGTTGCGTCGACAGGATGTTGTCGTTGCGAATGACCTCGATCGTCACGTCACTGGCCGAGCCTGGCGCCGTCAGTGCCGCGCGGAGCTGCGCTTCGACGTAGGCCTCGACTGCTCGCGCGTCGTGCTCGTCGATGTACCCAGTCTTCGGATCGACGCGTAACGACTCGTTCAGGTAGTGAAGGAGGCCGATGCGCCCGACGCGACACCCGACGTCCATCACTCGACGGTTCATCACGTAGGTAAAGTCGCTGCCCGCCGCTGCCATCATGCGGCCGTTGGTGACGTAGAACCCCTGGATTCCCAGGATGGTCCGAAGCGTCGTGAACCGCGCCGCGTCGAGCAGCTCGTTCTTGCGCTCGTCTCGCCAGAGCTTTGTCACACCCGTGATGGGCCCACTCGCGACGCGGCCCGGATCTTCGTGGATGGGCGTGGCGGCGATCCTGGCGATCGCTGGCCATGCAGCGGGGCGGCGCATCACACGGCCGTTGACGGGCGAGTAGGCCTCCTCCCAACCTGCCGAGATCATGACGCGCGATGAGACGTAATTCACGAACGCGGTCTTTAGCGCAGTGTCGCCAGCCGGAACCGCGGTGTCAGGACCCTCGAGCATTGCGAAGACGTACCTTCCGGCCGTCTCGAATGTCGCCATGTGGGTCGTAAACGCGCCCGCTACCGTCGCGAGGTTCGAGGCCTTCGTCGCGTCGTCGACACCTCCCGGGGCGCCAACGAGGTGAAGAAAGCTCCACTCGGTCGAGTCTGCGAGTAGCGCGGTAACGGCCGTCTGGATGTCCGTGGTGGAGTAGTACGGCGCAACTGTCGCGAACGTGAACGAGTCGGCTGCAACAAAGGCGGTGCCGGCTCCGTTCGTGAACGTAAGTGTGACGTTGGTGTTGGGGATCGCGTACACGCCGCTGGTCGGCATCGCGATCTCTTGCGAATAGGTATCACCACCGTCCAGGCTGTACTTGAACGCCGCTACTGCGGCCGCGAGGTTCGCGCCGCCGCGTGTGATCACGGCTATGACGTCGTAGGTATCGTATGCAGCGCCGGCCGCCGCTAGGATCGCCGTGCCAACGTTCCCAGCGTTGGGAGTCACGGAGCCAGTGGTGCCGGCGGTGCTCGCGGTTATTTTCATCGCCAACACTGGCCGCGGGCCCTTGCCCTGCACGCTGGTGGCGAGTGCGAATGCCGCCGCCTCGACCAGCGGCCCATTACCGAGCGTGTCGGTGAGGGTCTGAAAATCGCTGAACGAGTACAGCTGGTTTTCGGTCCCAGAGCTGCAAGCGCCGACCTTGACATGGATGCCGTCGATCGGCCCCGGCAGGATGCCGAGGTTGCCGTCGAGAATCTGGAGTAGGACGTCAGGTAATGCGGTCATGGCCTAGTACCCCAACCGCACGTTGGCGGCCCTTTCAATCGCGGCGTCGTATGCCTCTTCGTCCATCTCGCGACCCTGCGGCCAGTTCTCGCCAGCCTTCGCAGCGGAGAACTTCCACGCCTCGGTCTTCTTCTCGGCGGCCCATTGTTCAACCGTTTTCATCATCCCTCTCCAGCCTGTAAAACATTGTCGCCGGGGACGGCCCCGGTTGAATCAAAGGCAACACTCGTGACGGTCACCAAACTCTTTGGCGCGGCCGTGATCGGCTCCATGATCGTCAGCGAGAGCACGTAAACCTCGCCACTCTTGAGCCACCGCGGGCGATCGAATCCAACCCACTCGCCGGCTCCAATCTCGAAACTCGCGATGGCGTTTGCCATCAGCACTTCGAGGAACGATCGCCGCAGCTCTCGCGCCGCGTCGAAGCTCTCTCCCCAAAGGTGAACGTCGTATCCTGAGTGACACGTAAACAGCGATCGAACGGTGCGCGACTGCTGAATCGGTCCGTCGTAACGGTCCTTCGTGGGCACCCATACGACGCGCGGAGGGGCCGAGTGCTCGAGCAGCTTCTCAGCGCCAATCGAGTGCTCGACGTCCATCGCGTCGGCGATGGGAGTGATCAGATCACTTAGCACGCATGAACCTGCGCATTGCAGTGGTGCCAGTCTTGGCGAACGCGGCAAGCCAGATGCGCCCCAGTCCTCCCGTGTCTGCCTCGGGCACCATCTGGCGCCGTGGCATCTTCCAGCTGTGCGCGTGGGACATCGATACCTTCACGGCACCGCGCTTGCGCTTCCCTGCCTTCGCACGGCTGATGAATCGTCCGCCCTTGGCATGCACGTTGATCCGAGACTTCGTCTCGACAACGCCGCCATACTGGTGAATAGCCGCGTAATCCACGTTCGTCCCGAGGAAAAACCCCTCCGACGTCACGCCGCGCGTGAACGAGTTCGCCAAGCGCCCGGTGTCTCGCAGAATCTTCCCTTGGCGATACTTGATCGGCTTCCATTTGCGGCCATACGGGTCCCGCTCGCCGCGGAACCCGAGCTTCACTTGCGTGATGCCTTCTTCTGAAATCTGCTTGCGCAGCCCCGCAGAAAACTGACCCGTCGCGAGCCCCGCGAACTTGCCGATCATCCGAGCAAGCTTCTCGAAGTCGCCGCGCATCAGTAGCCACGCGGCTCATCCGATTGGGCATCTGTCGGGCCAATGGTGCTCGCTGCGCTCGTGCCGGTGAGTCCAGCAGGCATCACAATCCCCTCGGCCACGTTCAGGGCCCAGCGCTCCCACATCTTGCAGCGGCTCAACACCGCTTGATCGCCAGGGTCCTCGGGGTTGAATCCGAGCGTGGTCAACAAATCGAAAGCCGTCATGGCGCACACGCACGAGCGCACGTCGTCGCTCCACGCGGTGAGCGGGACCGGGTATCTCGCGCCAAGATACCCGTCCAGCCATATCGATCGAGCCGCAAGTGCCCGGTCGACAGTCCACGAGGGCATGGAGGAAATGGCCTTACCCGGTAGCCCGAGTTCGGTCATGTCCAAACGTGAGGCATACGCCGTCACTATGCGATCGCGCGTGCCATCAGGAAGGGCAGCGAGTAACCGAAGGCGGCGCGGGCGTCCGCTCCGTACTGGTACTCCTTGCGTTCGAACACGTTGTCACTATCAGGCGAGGTGCGCGAAACAAAGTTCGGCGCCTGGCGCAATTGATAGATCAGCGGCTTGATCGGGAGGCTTGTGACTGCGAGGTACCAGGTCGTGTCCTGGCCCGCGAGTTCAGGCACCACCACAAGTTCAACGACGCCCTTGTTGATGTTCGTTTGCGACGCCGCGTACGTGCCGCCCGTGATCACGCCGATGGTCTCAGCCTTCACGATGACAGACGCAGTGCCGCGGAGCGCGGGCGGAACGAACAGCGTGTCCGGGATGAGCCCGAGCGGTTCACCGTCTTGGCCCTTGTAGCCCTGCATCGCCGCGTAAACGGTGTCGAAGTTGGGGCCCGTGAGCGCGGTGGCGGTGAAGTTGTTGTCATAGACACCGGCCGCCGAGTCGTTCATGTCGATCGGGTGGTTGTCGTCGAAGAACGGAAGGCCGTCGTAGCAGAGGTTCGTGGCGAAGTTCTTGAGCAACAGGGTGCACTGTTGGTCAGGCCACTTGCCAGCCTGCAACCCCATCATCTCGAACATCTTCCCGAAGATCGCTAGTCGGTCGTCTTCGATCTTGTTCTTTTCAACGGCAACCGAGTCCTCCCAGTCGGAGTTCACGAGCCGGTAGGCGTCTGCGGCCAGCCGGTTCATGACGCGGTTGCCGACCCATTGACGCATCTTCGGAATCTTCTGCATCCACGCGTACAACTCCTCAGCCGTGGCCGATGGAATCTGCATGGCGAGTTTGTTCCACCAGATCGGCGCGGACGTGAGCCCGGCTTGGAATCTGGTGTTAAAGTTCTGGTAAACGCCTGCGAGTACAGCCGGCGTGATTTGAGTGGGCATGTTCTATATCTCCTTAGGCTGCCGTGGCGCCGACCGAGCCGACTGGGTTGAAAAGCATTTGCATCGCGACGTTGGCCGAGCCGACAACCAGACCGGTGCCCAACATGAAAGAACCGGAGATTACTGCCGTGGCGCTCGCTCCAGACGAATCGCATGTTGCGTTCACCGCATTTTTAGCCTTGCCGGCCGCGTCACTCGCGAGCTGTCCGCCGCGCGTGGTGGTCGCACCCGCGATGACATTCGTTAATCCGAACACTCGGATAATTGCGACAGCCCCGCTTGCCGGAGCGTTCTGCAAGACACCGAAGGCTCGTTCTCCGGCACCCGCGAGCACTGCAGCGCCGTTGGTGTCGAGCTTCACGAACAAGTATTGCGCCGCGGTAAGCGTGGCGCCTGCGAGCGCCTCGACGTCGACAACGTTACTACTGCCTTCGGCGCCGACACCGGCGGAACCGATCTCGACGTAGACGAGTCCGTTGTCGATGCAGTTCACGAGCCCCGATACCGGTCGCGTGCCTCCGGCTGACGTGCGAGCAACCGTCTGGTCATCCACCGCGTAGCAAGGTCTGCCAACGTCGGCCGAGGTGATCGCGTCGGTGGTGGCGCTGTTCCGCATCCCCATCGCGCCGCGGCGAATGATCACGCGGATCGCGCCGGCGAGTCCCGAGGAGTTGTCCGCCCTCGCTTCGGCTACGCCCATCACGTGGAGCGTGGGGTCTGCCGATGCTGGCACCGCATTTCCGGCGGTGTTAACGGCGACCTGTGCGCCCGCATAAATCAAGGTCGACGCGGCGACCGGCAACGATTGAATTTCAGGAATGACGTCCTCGCCCATTCGGGGCGTCTTTCGATCTGCTGAGAGTGCCATGGCGATTACGCCCCTTTCCGTGCGGCGATGTGCGCGCGCTTGGTCTCAAGTACTTTTGCGGGGTCGTTGCCCATCTGCTTGGCGATGGACAGTTCCTCGGCCGTAAGGGTGACGCCGTCTTCTTCGCTGTCGCTCTGCTTCAGCCGCTCGGTCGGTAGCTGCACCGGCAGCGTCTCGAGGTAGGTGCCAAGCATGTCGGGCGAGAACGATGCGACCATCTTCTGCCACTTCACGTCCGCTTCCATCGCGGGCGTGATCCTTGCGGACCGGCGCGCGACTTCGAGCAGACGAGTGCGTTCACCGGTGGCGAGCTTGCTCTCGAGTTCGGCTACCCGTCCCGAAAGCGTCTCGACCTGTCCGTGTGCGGTCTGCCATGCCCGAAGCACGGCGAGTGCCTCGGGCGCGGTGGCGCGACCGGATAGGGCGACGACCTCACGCTCGAACGCGGTCATCTTGTCCAGTGCGGCGCGGATTTCTCCTTCGCTCGCACCCTCGGCGAGGCCGAGCATTTTGAGAAATTCTTTCATGTAATCATCCTTCTGTTCGATCTTTCGTTGTGGCGCCGCACGCGCGTGGAGTTGAGCCAGTGCATCCGGGTTGGCTGGCACTGGTGTTACGGAAATCTCTAAAAGCTCGTTGTTCGACAGGACCATGACTTCGCGTCCGTCGCGCTTCTCCCAGCGGACGTCCTTCGGGTAGAAGCCCACGGACACCGCGCGCAGCGAGCCTTGCTTGATCGACTGCCAAACCTGTTCAGCGAGGGGGTTCGCTTTGGCATCGACGAAGTGCAGCTTTGCGCGAAGCTGCCCGTCTACAACGCCGATGTCCGACGCTTTGCCAATCGGCAGCTCGCGGCTGTTGTGCGCGAACAGTACGACGGGATTCGCGCCGTAGCGCTCGAGGTCCCAGACCTGTTCCACGATGTCGCCGTAGGAGTCCTGTGCGTCGGTCGACGCGATGACGTCCACGCTGCGTTGCTCTTCGCTCGCGAGACGGATCTGATAGGCACGCGTAACCGGGTTTTTCATCGTTCATCTCTCGAGTGCTGGTAGGCGTTCCACAATTCGGCCGGGTAATCCGATGCGTTCGGGCTCCATCCAGCGATGTCTGGAACGCCGCCCCAGCCGCGTTGCGGCGGAGCGTTTGCAGCCGGGAGCGATATCCCTCCCTCGGCGGCCGCTTGATCTTCGGTGAGCGAGATCACGCCGCTCCGGCACTGGTGGTGCAGCGGTGGATAGTGCACGCCCCAGAACGGATCGGACTCGGCGCGCACCATGCCGTCGAGGGGACGGCAGATGTCGGTGGTCCTGGAATCTAGAATCGCGCTGAACTGCCAGTACGGTCGCACGATGCGAATATCGGGATCCGTCATCTGTTCCCAGCGACCGGCCGCGTACGCGCTCTGCACATTGTTTCGAAAGATCGTTTCGAGTCGCCCGCTGATGGCCTGGCCCCACTCACGATGAAGCTGTTGAGTTGTCTCGCGCTTGAAATCGTTGAAGGTCGTACCGTCGGCAACGGCGCGGTCTATCGCGCGCCACACATGCTCGACCACATCGAGGCTCGTCACGCCGGACACGGTGAACGCACGGTCACGGGCCTGCTGGTCGAGCGAGTCCCACTCTTCTCGCATGATCGGCACGCGATCGCGAAACCAGGTGACCGCTTCTTCCATGCGCAACGGATCGGCCGTCGCGCCGATGGACTCTGCACTACCCCGCTCCGCGATCACTTGGGCCTGACGCTCCAGGTGCCAGATGCGAGCCCGAGCATGGTTGCGCCGTGCACGAGTTCACGCAGTTTCATCTCGTCGAACTCTGGGAATGAAGCCAGTAGCCGCTTTCGCAAATCGGCGTATGGATCGTCGGCTTTGGATGCCGCGTCGATCGCGGTGAGCACAACTGAGAGAATCGGATCGATGGCCGTCACGGCGCGCTTGGTCGACTTCTCGACCACGTCATCAACGTATCCTTGCCCCGCAATGAACGTCTTACGCTGATCGACCGGTGCGTCGGCAGCTTTCGCCTTCTTCGGCGCCTTCGGTGCGGTGCCGCTCGACTTGCGCAGCGGGATCTGAACGCGCATCGCTGCCAGCTCAACGTCGACATCCCCGCCGGCCGTTTGCCAGGCAAGCACGGCGTCGCCGGCGGTCTTCCACGCGGTACCGACGGCACCAAGGTCTGTCGGTGGCGTCGAGTCCCAGCACGGTTGCGGCGTAAGCTTACGGCTACCCGTTCGGTACAGGGTCCACGGCGCAAGCACCTGGTGCGCGATGGCATCCGAAAGCGTCTCGGCATCCGCTTGCTTCACATCGTCGCGCACGCCTTCGCCGACCTTCGCACTCGCGTAGGAACCGGTCTTGGTGTTCTCGGTCGTGAGGTTCTGCCCGAGGATCACGAGCCGGGCTTTCGCCGCCGCTTTCGCGAGCAAGAACTCGAAGCCCTGCCAGCCTTCGGCCTTCGCTTCGCCCAGGCTCAAGTCGTAGCTCGTCTCGGGGCGATCGCCCTGCGGGAGCATCACGACACCGGCGCGACCGAGGTTGCGAATCGAGGCGATGAATCGTTTACCGTCTGGGCTCTCTGCGGCCATCGACGGCAGCTTCGCGAGCCACACGCCTTGGCCGTGTACCTCGGACCATCGCGAGGCATCCTTGCCCGCGTACTGGGCGCGCAAGAACCACTCGGCGAGGCACCGGATCGCGCCATACATGTGGCCGCGGCGTGGTGACCACGGGGTGTACAGGAGCCATCGGCCATCGCCTGGAATGATCTCGGTGCGACCGAGCGTATGGTGCGCGAACCATCGGTTGTCCCACGCCTGGTACTCGACGAACGCCGGGTGCCATGGGTCGAGTACGGGGATGAATTCCGCAAGCTCTTCGTCGTACGTCCACACGATCTGCGCGACTGCGAAGCCGAGCATTGTGGCAGAGCGGATGATGTCCGATAGCGCTGCCTTCGGTGCAACGCGGTTCCAGAATCGTTCTACATCGTCTGCGAGCGCAACGGCCGCCGCGGAGTCGTCGGCGGGCTCGATGTCGAACGGCAGCGACATCACGCCGAGCACGCGCTGGTTGAGCGCCTGCTGTACATCTGCGTCACGCAAGAGGTGGTCTGCGAGCCTGGACGACTCGACGAACAGCCCACTCTCGTGCGCCTCGAGATCGTTCCTGATCGACGAGACCGTAGCGCTCGTGATCGGCATCGGCACGAGCTGCGTCAGCGGCTGGTAATCCTCCGGATGCTCCGGATGCACGACTGTCAGCGCTGGACTACTCACGGCGTTCCACCATGAACGAGTCGTCGATGCCGCTAAAGCTCGCGACCACCGACGTGGTCAGGATCGAGTGCGCACCACTCACGGCGTCGCATTGGTCATCGTGCGAGCCCTCGGGGAATGCCTCGAGTTCCTCGAAGAAATCTTTGTTCCATGGCGCACGAATCACTGCGACGTTGTTGGCCTGGCAGTTCGAGCTGAAGGGACCGAAGGCGGTGATCTTGTCCACGCGCTTTGGCCGTCCGCGAACGGTGTAGCCGGCCATCTCAGAGACGTAGCTCGCGATTTGATCCTTGCCAGCTTGTCCAGGATCTTGCTCGATGTGCACAGGCACTGCTTGACCGTCGAGTGCAGCTGTGGACTTGACCAGTGCTCGGACTTGCCCGGGCGTTCCTTTGAGTCGTCGTACATCTTCCACGCAGAACATCTTCTCGCGCAGGCGCGAGTACTTCACGCCGACGGCGTAATCGCCACCGGCTGCCAAATCCCAGTAACGCACGCGACCCGAGACGTTCGCCGCTTCGACATCGAGCACGTCCTTGATCCACTCGCGCCGGAAGTAGAGACCCTTCGCCGGCTTGATGAGCCAGTTGCCATCACGAAGCTGTGCGCGCTTGACCGGGTCGAGTTCCTCGAGCCGGCGTGTGTAGTCAGGGTCACCGAGGGCAAGCGCGGGGTTGTCCGCGATCCGCGCGGGCACGAACGTGCGCCCAAGTGATCCGGCGGTACCCTTCGGTACGACGCGCTCGCCGTCTTGCGCTCGAACGAAATAGAGAATCGTGCCGGGGCTTGCAGGCGTCGGCGATGCAGGATCGAGCCACGGCCCGAACCGCTGCATAACCCACTCGTGCCCGTTGTTGCCCGGGTTCGTCGCGGCTCGAATGCGGCACGGTACGCCGTGCGCGGAGCGGATACGCGAGATCAGGTACAGGTACTGACTCTCGGCGAACGATGTAAGCTCGTCGAAGCCAACGAACTGGAACGCGGCGCCCTGGTAGCGATGCACGTCCGATTCATGTTCGACGCTACCGAATGTCACGCACTCGCCCGCGGGGAACGTCCACGTTTTCTTCTGCTCGTTGTATCCGGCACCGAGACGCCGATAGAGTTCGTGCGACCGACGCACGAGCGACTTGTCGAGTTCTGGAAACGTGCGTCGCAGAAGCAGCGCTTGATAATTCGCGCCGTATCCGCGGCCAACGTACCGAATCGCATCGACGAGCAACGCGTCAGATTTCCCTCCACCGGCGGCGCCGCCGTAGAGCGACTCGAAACATTTGAGCGAGAGAAAGCGCGTTTGTGGTCCTGGGTTCGGCTTCCAATCGTCCGGGTGCGGTGGTCGCGCCGGCTGGATTTTCAAAGCAGCGCTAATCTTCTGACTCCGGTGGGATGAATATGACGGGCGCTGCTGACGTTTCGATCGGGATCGCACCGCCGCGTGGGCCGGAGTGCTCGACACGCTGCGCGCCGGTGGCACCGTGGAGCGCCGCGAATCGCGCAGCGGCCGTCAACATGACGGCGAGATCCGGGCGCGGTTTGTTGCCGCGAAGCGTGCGACGCGTGCGCGCGAGCTGGAACGTTTCGAGAAACATCGACTCCGCGCGTGCTCTGGCAGCCCGTGCGTTAGCCTTGCCTTCCTTGGCAACTCGCCGACGGATGCGCGCGATGTAGCTCCGCACCGTGCGGCGCGTGCATTTGAATTTCGCGGCAACTTCATTCTGAATCTGCGTGTTGGTTCTGCAGGCCCTGTACAGCGTCTCGACCAGATCTAGGCGCTCTGCAGGTATTCGCGGTATTGCTGGGTCTTTTGGCACGGCACAAAGGCAACTTTGGAAAGCTCAAAAGGGGGCGCATCGCCCCGCTTCCAAGACGCGTAATCGTCGGCATCAACCCACATGCGCCAACGCGAATCGTCGGGCGAGATCTTCTCGCGAGACACTCGTGGCCAGCCCCGTTCGGCCCATCGAGCGAACCACCGTTGCACGGTCCGGCGTGGTAGCCCGGTCCGTTGCACGACGTCGTCGACGGCGAGTCTGGCGCCCGTTGGACGCACCTCTGCCATCTGCAAAAGTGGGTACCCTGGCGCCTGACTGGCGTCAACCCCAGGCAGCACGATTCCCAAAGAGCTCATGTATGTATCACGGTCACAGTAGGCCGAACCACACGGCCGTCGCGGCGCATAGCGGACCATCGCCCATCTCCGCGGATCCAGCCCGAGCCACCCCAGTGTCCCGAGCTTCGACCGCCAGTCGCCACGCGCGGCGCTGCTGCGAGGTCGCCAGGCCGTGCCCGATGAGTTCGACGAGCGTTGCCTGGATGAACTGCCCGTCGGACCGCTGCAGGGCCCACAGTCGCGCGCTGCCGCACTCCCGAACGATGATCCACATGACGCGGTGAGCCAACGCATATGCGGGCTCGGCGCCGATCGCCAAGAGCCGACGGTGGACGAGCTGCGCTGCCCACAGCTGTTCGTGGTGGTCGTTCACCCAGTCGGTGCGGTCGGTGACTTGCGTTCGAGCGCCGCCGCCGCGGTTGCCATCGCCGATGATGGGCGAGAACTCGCTCGAGCCGCCTTCGATTGTTGGCAGCCAGCGGGCGAGCAGCTCTAGCTCTCGCACCATTTCCCAGATCTTCGATTGAACCGCGTTCTCGTCATCGCGACGATTGCGCCCGCGCTTGGTCGCCTTGCGCGTCGCCGTGAGGGTCGCGCCGCACTCGTCGCAGTGCACGCGGGCGCCGTGCATCGAGCGCGAGTAGTCGGCCGCGGCGGTGCAGCCGTCGCAGGGCGATGGGTCGACCATGGTCACCACGGCGCCGCCTCGAGTCGGATCGTCATCGCGTACTCTTTCGGCTTGCCGCGCCGCTGTTCGTACGCCCAAAGAACGCGAGCTAGCGAGCCCATTTAGTCCCCCTCACGATTCGACTCACGTGCGTTTGATCGACTCCATATCGCGCCGCCAAGTCGACCTGCCGAACGCCACCGGTCGCATAAGCGGCGCGCAATTCGGCCACCTGCTCCAGCGTAAGCCTGGCGTTGTAGTGCCGCTCGCCGTGCGGCATGCGACTATTGGGCTTGCTCCATGACTCACGACCGTTAATCACCCGACGCGACGTCTCGAAGCTCCCGAAACGCCGACGGCCCTTATCGATCATGTCGCGAACGTTGTCCTCCGGAGTGCCGAGAAACAGATGTTTCGGATTGCAGCACGGAGGATTGTCGCAGTGATGGCAGACGAAAATTCCTGCAGGGATCTCACCGGATGAAAGTTCATACGCTAGCCGATGGGAATGCCAGTCCTTCCCATTCATCTTGAAATGTCCATACCCATACTCGAATCGGCCAGCGCGCCACGGCCAGCACTCGTCCGGCTGACGCCGATCGACTTTGCTCCAAAACGCGCGCTCGTCATTCGGCTTCATTTGCGCCTGCTTTGAATGTGATTCGCATCGCATATTCCCGAGGTTTTCCGCGTTGCTGGTCGTATTTCCAGACCACACGTTTGTCCCGGTCGTTCGGTAGCCCGAGGAAGTCCGCAGTTTCATCCCGAAACGCTTTGAACGCGCCGCGAATGTTGTCGTCATCAAACGGACTCGGGGCGATGCGCGTGAACTCAACGACGATTCGCGATGCGTGGGTGCGCCACGCGTCTGCGAGCCATTGCTTGCTTGGCCCCTGGAGCCGCAGGAACGCCGCCGTCACGACGCGCTGCGCTTGCTTGCGCCTGTGCGCTGCTCGCCAATGCTCGCGGGCGTTCGCGGCGCTGGTAACCCGGATCGGGATGGTTACCACGATGGTCGTGGGCGGCGCAGGACGGGCAGCGACGATCACGACACGCTCTCCAATTCCGCACACGCATCGCACTCAGGATCGCCGTCGGAGTCGACCTGCAACCATGCGCCAATCGCGCTGCACCACGCACATTCGAGCGGCGGAGGCGCGCCCGGATTCTTGCCATTGCACTCGTGATCGGGCCACCACGGGACCTTGCAGTGCCAGCAATAAATGTTCATTCCGCGGCCTCCGGCAGAGTGAATTGCGCGCGCTGCGCTGGGTCGCGCAGGTCTTCGTCTGGCAGCTCGTGCCAGTACGCGCACCCGCCAGGCACGCCCGATCGAAACTGCCCCGCACGGATTCGCGAGATCAACCGTGTGTTGTCGCCGTAGCGCGCGAGGAACGTTTGCGCGTCGAGGTTGCCGGCGCACAGCGTGGCACGGCCGTTGTCGTACCGCTCGCACAACAACGCAGCGATGCGATCGGATGCGTCTTTCGAATCCTCGAGCCCGAGTTCGTCGATGGCCACGAGATCGGAACTGGTCCAGTCGTTCCAGGCCTGCGCGTTGGCCGGGAACGTGTTGCGCGGTGTCGAGCCCACGACACGCGCGAACGTGAACCGAGATTTTAGCGAATGGTTCGCCACAGCCCACGCGAGCGCTGTGGACTTGCCACCGCCTGGCGTGCCAGCGAGCACGAGCACCAAGGGCTGACGCGCTCCAATCACCACCGGCATCTTCGAGCGCCACTCGAGCGAGCTTTGCACCCGACGCATCGCTGCGGTGACGTGCGGGTCAGGGTCGCACGTGACTGCGCGCAAACCGGGCTCGGCCGGTACGCCACGTTCGTCGCAAAGCTGCGCGAGCGATTCGCGTTGCTTGCGGTCGAGGGCTTGCTCGTATTCGGTCAACCTGCGTGCGTATTCGGGCGATCCGATCTCCGCCGCATGTCGTTGCAGCACTCGGGCGATCGTCGGGCCGATGGGCTTCGGGTCGCTCATTGGTTGCTAGCCTTTCGGGCAAGATGTTCGCCGAAGATGTCTCGCGATATGCCTTTGCGCGCCGCCGTCGCTTCGGCAAACGACGACGCTGGCGCGGCCGGTGCGATGCCCTTGCGCGGGTCGACCACCGGGGCTCTCGATGGGTCGAGGTAGCCGACGAATTTTTCGACGTGCGCGACGTCTCGGAAGATCAACTCCAGGCCGTCGAATCGGGTGCCACGATCGTTTGCGCCTTGGTGCCACGGGTCGGCTTTGCATCCGTCGATTGCGCGCCAGCAGTC